ACATAATTAAAAATCTTCTCATGTGTTCTTACTAAATCTTCTTGACTTTTTCTGAACATTTTAAAGATTTCAAAAGTTGTACTATCAACTTTAAATAATCTTGTATGACAATAAGATGTTCCTATAACCCAAATTTTATAATTAGGATCAGTTTCCCATTCTTGTTTAGGTTTAGTGATTGATTTATCTTCGTTAGAAGAATTAGAAAACCCTAACCATTTATCACAAGCGCTTTCGTGATCGTAGTATCTTGGATTTCTTTTTTCTTCTTTCCATTGTAAATCATAATCAGGGTTAAGACCTTTTGCTTTCATTTCTTCTCGATAATAAGCACGACCAAAAGCACTTGATCTATGATAACCTGATAGACTTGGTTCTAATGTAAAGTCTATTTTGATTTCATCTGTATCTTCTTCCCCCTGATCATTTACTGTTGGAGTTTGAAAGTTGAAACAATTATCGTGGTATAATTCCCCACCTGACCTATCGTATTTTTTTATCATTGATCTAATTGTATCAACATCTTCTTGTGGTTGATGTGATCTTACAACATTATTAACCAACTCTAAAACTTTTGGTTTCATAGTGTTGTAAGTATTTTTTGCGTCTTGCCATTCTCTAATGACAGGACTATCTTCTCTTTCCCAATGAGATTGAAAAACATTTTCTATTGTTTTTCTTTTTTCTGCATTGAGTGTTAGTCTTTTATTTTGCATATTTTCCTTTCGTTAATATTTTTTTATTTACACTATTGACAAATCATTGTCAAGGGATTATATAGGATTTATTAAATTAATTTACTTGTTTAGATAATTAATTTAATGGACAACTTGCAGTTGTAAAACAAGGTGCTGTTCACACCTACCTTTCGCAGCTGCAACTGATCCCTGGTTCAATAAAGACTAAGGGCGCCTTTGGGTAGCTATCGTTATTGAACCTGGGATCAGTGAGCGTGGTTACACCAGCAGCATATGCGCGCGGCTTCGTGTATCGTAAATCGTCACTGGTCATGAGCAACGGTTGATTGCTTTGAGGAGCGCGCATCCATCAACCACTTTAGAATGATTTTAATTAGCAAGCCGCAAGCTTCAAGCTACGAGCTTGACAATGCTTCCGGGATAGTGTAGGATGCATTTAGAAAGAAATAGGAGGAAACATGGCAAATGTAACAAACGGTCATAGACTAAGTACTACAACAGTTGGTGCACCGCAGGAGACTGTAGACGCAGCTTCTGCAGCTCAATTGTCCAGGATCGCAGACTCGCTGGACATCATAATTAGGATGATCAGAGAGGACCAGGAAGAGAGCAAGAAGAGATGGGCAGAGAGTGAAAAGGATTAAACACAATGATCTTGTGCCATGGTTCACAATGGACCATGGCACCTTACCAGCCGGCTACCTGGCCAGCTGTAAGAAATTTTTTGAAGGACTGAAGCAGCAAGCAACAAGCCCCAAGCCGCAAGCTCCAAGCTGCAAGCTTGACAGTTGGCCGGATCCATGTTATAGGATAATAAAGGATAAATAATCATGAAAGTAAAAGAAGCAATTAAAATTACAGACTCATTTACAAGAACAAGCAAAATGCCTGGACTGAGCTATAGCCTGCCAGCGTGGGAATGCAAGACCGGATCAAAACTTAGAAAAATTAAAGGCAGCGTCTGCAGCATGTGTTACGCATTGAAGGGCAACTACACAAGATATAAAGCAATTAAAGAAGCACAATACCGAAGACTGGAAGCAATGAAGGACCCGCGCTGGGTGGATGCCATGACAGCAGTCATCAAGCGCCAGAAGTGGTTTAGATGGCACGACGCCGGAGACGTACAGAGCTTAGAGCATTTAAATAATATTTATAAAATTTGTGAAGCAACACCGGAGACCAGGCACTGGCTGCCAACCCGTGAAGCATGGATCAAGAACGAGCTGGACCGGAAGCCGGCCAACCTGGTGATCAGGTTCAGCCCTCCTATGATGGGCCAGCGGGTGGACACGTGGCCCAACTCTTCAATGGTTGTTGACACTGGCGCGAGTTGTCCGGCCCCGAAGCAGGGCGGCAAGTGTGGCGACTGTAGACAATGCTGGGATCCTGCTGTAAAAGTAGTTTCATACGGTAAACACTGATGGAATTTAAACATCCAAAATATTATAAAGAATTACGCAAGCTACGTAATAAACTGGATCAGGCAATTAGTCCTAAGAAGCTGTCGCACAGTGAGGAACGTTCGCCTGATCCGGGCCCCAAGCCACAAGCTTCAAGCAGCAAGCCTCAAGCTCCAAGCGAATCAAGCATCAAGCCACAAGCTCCAAGATCTGAGAACCACGGAAAAGTTTCACGGCACCTGAACCAAGGTGCTCAATGCAGATGAAAGTATTGTTAGGATGCTTTACGTGGAAGGCAATTTGATGTGGTGAAAAACGAACCTTGTTACCTCTCGTAACTTTAAGTTCTATAGTGAAAAAGTGGCCAGAAGTATTATAGCCCAATAGATCGGGAGTACCAAGAAGGCTATTATTTTCAAGTCGAATCCAGGAAATTTTAGGTAATTTTCTTTTAAATTTTTTATATAATTTAGCCTCTGGGCCCATGTTGTTTTTAAGGTTACATCGTCATTCATTAATAGTCCTTCTGGAGTTTATCTGGCAAGATAAGACTCGAAGGCTTTTCAGTTTTTAATACTAATCTATGACTATGGTGTCCTGGCATTCCTACAATTGGATGCACGTTCTCATGAACTTCCATACGTCTTATTGCATGTAACTTACCGTTGATCTCTACAAATATGACTGCGTTCTTAACTGCTTCAGAACCTTGTGTAAAAGAACCCAGAAATTGTTGTAGGTCTTTTACTCTCATGAATCTTTTTTTGCTAACTTATTTGATAAATCCTCTATCACTTTTTTATAACCTTGCAATAAGTTTTTATGGCTTTCACCCTCAGATGATTTTTCCTTGTAATATTGTAATTCTTTTCTAAGTTCACCGTTTAATTTACGGTGACCCTCATTAATGTCTTCCAAGTCTTTAATTCTTTTAGTAAGTTGCTCTATTCTCATTTCTAAATCTAATTCTCCTCTATAATCTTTGTGCACTTTCATGATTGACAATATAGGATAGTTACCTTAAATTGTCAATATGAGTTCACAAATAGAAAAATGGTATTTTGTAAAAGATAATATTTTATATAAACATACTGAAAATGATGGATGGGCTTTTCTTAAAAAAGGACCGCAGGCTCGTGATGAGGCTTTGATGACAGTAGAAGAAGCTAAAATAAAATGCCCAGATACACTAAAAAAAGCATTGGAAAGATAATGGGACTTCCAAAAAGATTGACAGAAATGCAACAAAGGTTTGCTGAGTTTTTAGTATTTGGTGGACCAGATGGGCCTATGACACAAACAGAAGCTGCATTAGCCGCTGGGTATAGTCCTAAACGTGCAAGACAAGAAGGATCTGAACTTTGTAATCCAAGACACTCGCCACTCGTAGTAAAGTATATTGGTCAACTCAAAGAAGAAAGACTAAAGAAACACGAAGTTACTTACGAGGGCCACGTCGCAGAACTCGCTCGATTACGTGAAGCAGCTTTGAAAAAGGGTAGTTTTTCATCTGCTGTAAATGCTGAAGCCAACCGAGGCAAAGCAGCAGGATTATATATAGACCGTAAAATAATAAAAACAGGAAAACTAGAGGACCTATCAGAAGCAGAGTTAGAAAACAAAATGAAACAAATTCTATCTGATTACGAACCGCTTTTAAACGCGAAGACTGTTGACGGCGAGTCATCTGAAATTAAATCTTCTGAATCTTCTTTACCCAAGCCCGAGGAATCATAGTACGATCCCCAAAACTAAATCCATCATCATCTTTATCGTATGAGGCAAAGAGTTTTACAGAG